CAATCGTTGAAGATTGGAACGGCGCAAATCTTTAGATGCACATTGCGATTGAGAGCAAAATCACAGCGCAATTTCTTGCGTTATTAGCTGATTACGCTTTTAACCAAGCAAACGTTAAGCGATTGACTGGAATAATCCCATCAACCAATAAACAGAGCATAAATTTTGCAATTAGATGCGGTTTTGTTTTAGAATCAACGTTAAGGCAAGCAACCCTTGACGGTGATTTATTGGTATTTCGTTTATTTAAAAACGAATGTCCATATTTAAAGAGCAGGTATGCTCAAACACTTAAGGGTTTAAAAAATGGGAAGTAAAAGCGCTCCACCGCCTCCAGATTACGCAGCAGCAGCAAGAGAAACGGCGGCTGGTAATTTACAATTAGCCAAAGAAACCGCAGAAACCAATCGGGGTTTAGTTGAAGCGCAAGCAAAAGCCAACCGCATAAACCAATATAACCCCTACGGCGAACTGACATACAGCCAAGACCCGTTAGGGAACTGGCGGCAAGACATGAGATTATCGCCACAGGCTCAAGCGACGCTTGACGCTCAAATGTCGATGGACAGGCAGTATGCGGATATTGCACAGACGGGATTAGGCAAAGCGCGGGGGTTATTGGAAGACCCCAACCTTGATTTTTCAAAGTTGCCGGAATTACAGGGGTTGGATTTAAGCACACTACCCCAAGCCCCCATTGATGCCGGACAAACGGCGCAACAGGCCATAATGTCACGATTACAGCCGACATTACAGCAGCGAGAGAACGAGCTGGCGCAGCGAATGGCGAATCAAGGAATAACGCTAGGATCCGAAGCCTATCAGCGAGAGATGAATTTAGCGGGGCAGAATCGTAATGACTTAGAGCTACAAGCGGCACGCGAAGGTATTACGCTAGACCAAGCCTCACGCATGAACGCATTGAATGAGCAAAATTTACGTTACGGCAATCAGGCCGATATGCGTGGCCGTTTACTGCAAGAACAAACGATGCAGAAAGACAGGCCATTAAACCTAATTAACGCGCTCCGAAGTGGCGCACAGGTGCAAAATCCCACATTCCAACCCTACGCGATGCAATCAGGCGTGCAGCAGGCTAACGTAGCAGGTGCGGATTTATTGGGCGCAGCAAAATCACAATATCAGGCAGAGGTAGACAGAGTTAACGCGCAAAACGCAGGATCAGCGGGGTTGCTAGGCGGCATTGCAGGGGTGGGCATGGGGTTGGCAGGCTTGCCAATGGCTGGGGGCGGATCCGTTGGCGGTAATCTCATGAGCAAAATTCCTGGCCTTTTTGGAAAGTAAAGGGTTAATATGGATAATTTAGACTACGACACAGCCCTAGATTTAGCCCGACAAAGAGCGCGGCAGTATGGCGGACAAATGCAATATCAATCACCGCAAGGGCAGATGGTGGGCGGAAGGTATATTGCACCCAACCCATTACAATACATTGCTGAAGGCTTGAGAAGTTTCGGCGGTATGCGCGGTGAGCAGATGGCGCAAGACGAAATGAAGCAACTCACGGAGGGAAGACGCCAAGCCGTTGCAGATGCGCTTAGAGGATACATCGAGAAGTCGCAAGGCACACCCGAAAACGTGGCAGCCGATGGGATGGGACCAACACGACCAGCACAACTATCAGACATGAAAGCAGGTTACGAGCACTTAATGCAGTCCGGTGTACCCCAGCTAACACAAGCCGGATTACAGGGTTATATGCAGATGCCCGCACTCGAAGCGCAACAACGAGAAAGAGATGAAGCGCGAACCTACAGAGCGCAAGAAGCACAACTCACGCGGGAAGCACGTATGCAAGAGGCTCAATTAGCGCGGGATGCAAGAATGCAAGAGCTACAATTTAAGTTGGCGGATGCAAGGGCCGGCCAAACCGAGCGATTGGCGGCGCAAAAAGAATTAAAACAAATGATACTATCAGGGCAAAAGGAAACGCGCCAGATTATAGGAGGCACGCAAGACAAGCCAACATATGACAAAGAATTAGGCGGATTTGTCTATAAACCAACAGCGCAAGACCCACAAGGGAAAATAGTCCCATTGCCAAACTCTACCGGCCAACGAGACGCAAAAAATGCGCTCAAGGTAATTGCTCAGGCCGAAGGCTTATTGGATAAAGCGACGGGTTCATATGGCGGTGTCGCAGCTGACGAAGTTGCGCGAGTGTTTGGTGTATCAACACCGGGCGCACGGGGGGCGGCACAGTTAAAAGCCCTTGAAGGTGAATTGATTAGCAAAATGCCAAAAATGGCTGGTCCGCAATCGGATAAAGATGTTTTGCTATATAAACAAATGGCAGGGCAGATAGGCGACCCAACAATACCGGCTGACACTAAACGCTCAGCATTGGAGGCAATAAAACAAATTCAAAGCCGATATGCAGGCGTATCTAACGTACCGAAAGACGCGCCACAACCAAGCGCAGGCCCAAGCATTACCGACCTTTTGAAAAAGTACTAATATGGCCACTATTGAACGCCTACACCAAGCACTAATTAACGCTGATGCAGCAGGTGACGTAGATGCAGCCCGACAGTTTGCGGCAGAAATCCGCAGGATGCAAGCAGAGCAGTCAAAACCATCAGAGCCTACACCAGCCACAGAAAAGCGAGCCAAGCTATCCAAAGGATATTTAGAGACGATAGGCGCTGGATTAGGTGCGGGCGTAGGTAATGTGGCACTAGGGGCGCAAAACCTTGTAGGAATGGGCTTAGAGAAGCTAGGCGCACAGCAAGCGGGGCAATGGTTGCAAGAAAATGCAGCAATGGGCAAAAGGAATTTGGCGCAAGAGTTGCAGCCTTATGCCGAAGCTAACCCGATTACGGCTGGCGGTGCAAAACTGGTGGCAGAAATTGCAGGAACGTTGCCCGCTGGCGGAGCGTTAGCCAAAGGTGTTTCAATGTTGCCCGGAGCAGCTTCTAGGGCTGCCCCATTGATTCAATCGCTTCGAACGGGTGGAATGTCAACAGGCCAAAAACTTGCACCTATCGCAACCGCACAAGGGGCGAAACAACTCGCCACAAGAGTGGCAGGCGGTGCAGCAACGGGGGCGACAACAGCGGCGATTTTAGACCCCGAAGATGCAGTTATAGGGGCAGGTATAGGCGCAGCATTGCCAGTGGTTGGAAGGGTTGCTCAAGGAGCCGCCCGAAGCCCAGTAAAAAACGAAGTTATTGAAGCGCGAAATTTAGGATACATTATTCCCCCATCTCAGGCCGATTCCGGTATTGGCCTAAAGTTGTTGGAAGGCGTTTCTGGAAAAATCGCAACAGCTCAAGCCGCAAGCGCAAAAAATCAAAATATTACTAATGAATTAGTGTCAAAATCTTTAGGTTTATTGCCAGACAAACCTATTTCACTTGAAGATTTAAGTAATATCCGAGTTGAAGCCGGGAAAGCATATGAAGCAATTGAAAAATTGCCTAGCAAACCTGCAACAAAGGGTGATTTTTTGATGAACACACGGGCAATGCCTGATCTCAACCCTAAACAAATGGTGTACGACTTGCGTGTTGCTCGCAACGAAGCGGACGCGTATTACAAAGCCTACGGAAGATCAGCAGACCCAGAGCAATTAACCAAAGCAAAAGCAGCCAAAGCAGAAGCATCAAGGCTTGAAAAAGAATTAGAAAATTATGCTGAAAGTTTGGGCAAAACTCAGTTACTGCCCGGCTTGCGTGAGGCTCGGCAAACCATTGCCAAAACTTACACGGTTGAAAAGGCATTAAACCCACAAACAGGGACTGTTGACGCTAGGATATTGGCTAAAGAGCTGCGAAAAAACAAACCTCTTTCTGATGAGCTTAAGCAAGTGGCTGAATTTGCGAGCCGTTACCCCAAAGCGGCGCAAACGCCAGAGCAAATGGGCTCATTGCCCGGCATCAGTGCATTGGATTGGACAAGCGGGGCAACATTGGGGACGCTTGGCGCTATTGGTAGCGGCAGCCCATTGGGTTTGATTTATGCTGGCTTGCCCTTGGCTAGGCCGGCGGCAAGATCATTTATTACGTCAAACATGGCTCAAAACAGTCTTGCCAGAGAGCAAAATTTAAACGCACCGTATTTAATTAACTCTTTGCGGGGTTTAATTCCCGTAATTGCTGGACAAGAAAATTAATTATTTCTCTGCGACCACAAATACAAAACACCCAAAGCAAACATTAAAACTTCAAACATAAAAGGATTTTATTATAAATGATCGCTCAATACATTGCAGTTTTATTTCTAGCCCGTGACATTGCCCACCGTGAACACTTGCGCGTAACCGGCAAAGGTTCGTTCGCAAAGCATCAAGCGCTAGGCGCGTTTTACGAATACGTTATTGAGCTGGCCGACAGCTTAGCCGAAGCCTATCAAGGCAGGCATGGAATTATTAAAGACATTCCATTGCTTGAAAATGAGTTTCAAGGCGATATTGTCACGAGCATCAAAAACCAACTCAAATGGCTTGAGGCTAATCGTTATAAAGCAGTAACCAAAGATGACACGCCACTACAAAACATCATTGATGAAATAGTTTCATTATATTTATCAACGCTTTACAAATTGCAAAACTTGGAGTAAGCCATGCCACGCAACGGTTCAGGACAATATAACCCACTCACAAACACATGGAACCCGCCAGTGACGGGGGTTTTGGCTACTGGAGCAGATTTTCAAGCTCAATTGAATGACATTTCCGCGGCGATTACTCAAAGTTTGAGCAAGGACGGGCAAACGCCCATGAGCGCTAGTTTACCGCTGGGAAACAACAGCATTGTTGGCATTGCAGCAGGTACAGCAGCAGCGCCATCAATATCACCTAATGGCGACACAAACACCGGCCTCTATTTTCCCGCCGCTGACACGGAGGGAGTAGCGGTAGGCGGGGCAATCGTCGGCAACTTCATTAGTTCTGGATTTAGCGGCAATGCTGCCACAGCCACCAACGCTACAAACTTGGTTAATGGCAATGCTACTTTAACAGCAGGTACAGCCGCCGCCCCCAGTCTAACCACAACAGGAGATACCAACTCCGGTTTATACTTTCCCGCAGCGGATACCGTTGGAATCACTACGGGTGGAGCGCAACAAGTTGTTGTCAATCCAGCCGGTAACTTAGGGATTGGGACGGGTTCGCCAACTTCCAAGCTACACGTGGCAGGAACAATCAGGGTTGAAAGTGGCAACAATCCTTGGTTTGTTGCGGGGGCTGGCACAACTGGATCTAGTGTCGGCAGCTATTACAAAGGTGGGACAAGCACGGCAGTAGGTTATATTGGTACAGACGGCGGCGGGATTGTTAGCAGCGAATCAGGTAATAATTTTGGGATTCGTGCTGAAAACGCATTATTGCTTATGGCAGGGGCGGTTGAAGCCGGTCGATTTGATATTTCCGGTAACTTAGGGATTGGCACAGTTTCGCCAACCCAAAAACTTGAAGTTCGCGGAACTGTTAGGGCTGGTTTGCAATCGTCATCTATTAACGGCGCGGTATTACTGGACGATTTATACGGTAACGCCGAATCCTTAGTGAGCGTGAACACACTGCGAAGCTCTGGCGGTTTATTACTTGGCAATTGTGTGATGCAACAAGAAAACAGCGCCAACATCGTTTCAACGTCAAACATAAACTTAGCCAAAGCCGGTTTGTTTATTGAAAACGGAGCGCTTGTATTTAAAAACGCAGCAGCAACAATAGTTCAAAGAGGTGCGCCGGTTTCTCTCAACACACAAGCCGCGATCACAGCAGAAGGGCTATTACAATTTAACTCTGGATACGGTTCTGTTGCTACTGCATACGGCTGCCGCGCTTGGGTGAACTTTAACGGCACAGGTACTGTGGCTATCAGAGCAAGCGGGAATGTGTCGAGCATTACAGATAATAATATCGGTGATTACACGGTGAACTTTACAACTGCGATGCCGGACGCTAATTATGCAGCACAAGTAACGGCGGGGGATGGGTCGGTAGCAACAGCAACAATTGCACAAGGGCCGTTTCTTACTGCGCCCACTGTTTCAAATTGGCGCTTCGTTACAACCTCAAGCAGTTTTGCAGGCAAGGACTCTACTTACGTCAACGCCTCTTTTTTCCGATAAAGGACAATCATGAATTCTCGAATTATCTACCCTAACGATGACGGTGGCGTGTCTATTTTGATACCAGCCCCTGAGTATCTTGAATTGCATACCATTGAAGAACTTGCCGCTAAAGATGTACCGGTTGGCAAGCCATTTAAAATTGTGGATGTGTCGGAAATTCCTGAAGATCGCACATTTCGTAACGCATGGGAGTACACGGCATGATTAGTATCAACATCGACAAGGCCAAAGCAATCGGCAACGACATTCGCCGAGCAAAGCGCAATGAAGCATTTAAGCCTTTTGACGACATAATTGCAAAGCAGATTCCGGGCAAAGACGCTCAGGCCGCTGAGGCAGAACGAGTAAAAATCCGCGAAGCAGATGCGTTGGTGCAAAAAGTAATCAACGCCGCATCAACGACCGATGAAATTAAGCAGGCAATCGCCGCGATTTACACAATCTAAAAAAAGCGAAAAATGACAACATTCACATGGCGCATAGACCCGCTAATGGTCGAGAACAGTGTTAACGGTTTAGAAAATGTCGTGGTTAAAATCACGTGGATTTGTGACGCTCAAGACGGGGATTTTCAAGCCTCAGCATCAGGGTATGTGCCACTGGAGGCATATTTAGGCATGCCGTTTATTCCATTTAACGAGTTAACCGAGGCGACGGTGTGGGAGTGGGCTGAAAAGAAAATTGATAAACGAATGATTGAAGATGGTTTAATTTCAGTTATCGATGCTCAGAAACACCCGCGCTACGTTTATTTACCTACACCTTGGAACCAATCATGATATTTCTTTTGCCGGCGCTTTGTTTTAAAATATGGTTTTGGTGGATCCCTGAAATGCCCGCTTTGGAGATAAAGAAATGAACAAAGAAATCACGTATGCCTTGGCAAGGCACTTTTTAACGCTTTTGGGCGGAGCAATCGCCGCAAGATATGCAATTGACGGAGCAACAATTGACGCAGCCTCTAGCGCGGTTTTAACGCTTGTTGGTTTGGGTTGGTCAATTTGGGACAAGAAGGCAAAATAATGGAGTCTGATATCCAAAGACTTGAAGCCAAGTTAGATAAATTAACTGATGCTGTTATGCGCTTGGTTGTTTTGGAAGAACGCCAGACGCACACAACGCAAATGTTGCATCAGTTACAGGTGGCTCAAGCCACTACTGTGGCTAATTTACGGCAATTGGAAATCAACCACGAAAAATGGGTAAATCGAGGCATTGGAGCGTGGGGGATAGCGTGTCTAACTTACGCGCTCATGGAGTTGGTTATAAAAAGAATTTAGATCTAACGGCGAGAGCCGTCCCTAATTTAAGCAGTAAAAGGGCAGGATGAAGCAAATAATATTAGAGTTATTGGCGTATTTAATCAGTTCAGGGTTATTGATTAATTTATGGTTAATGAAAAAACTAATACAGAAAATCTCAGATTTTGACACAATCAACGAACGATTAAAAAAGAAATTTAAGGCGCTTGACAAAATATTAAATAATTTTGAAGAATAATAAGCGTTTTAAGGAGAAGTTAAGATGGTTGAGCAAGTTTTTATTGCCATTGTTTTGGCGGTAATTGATGGTGATACATTCAGAGCGCAAGTGCCAGTTTGGGAAGGTTTAACAATAACGACGCTTGTACGACTAGAAGGCATTGACGCCCCAGAGCTGCGTAGCCGCTGCGAAAAGGAAAAAGACAAGGCGCTACAAGCCAAAGAAGCGTTAACTAAGTTTTTACAAAATAAGGAGGTTACATTGCACTTTGTGCAGCCAGATAAATATTCTGGGCGCGTGGTTGCTGATGTAAGAGCAGATTTTAATTCAGTGGCTAATCAAATGGTTAACCAAGGTTTTGCTAGAAAATACTCAGGCGGTGAAAGATTTGGGTGGTGTAAATGATTAGACAGATCACACTTGATTTTTCTTTACACGAATTTACCTATTCTCAATATGCCGAGCGTCACAACATCAACAACACGCCGAGCCATCAGGAGCTTGTTAACATCTTAAACATCACCGCACCGAGAGCGCAACAAATCCGCGATTTACTTGGTAAACCAATGCTCATAACAAGCGGTTATAGGTGTTATGCGCTTAATCGAGCCGTAAACGGAGCTTTAACCAGCGACCATCTTAGTGGGCTGGCGATTGATTTTATTGCACCAAAATTCGGCACACCAAAAGAGATCGCGCAATTTTTACAGAAACACGCGCAGAATTTAGGCATCAACCAATTGATTTACGAGGGCACGTGGGTTCACGTTGGCTTTGCTGGTGTTGGTCAAAAACCAAAAGGCGAAATATTGACTGCAAAATTTAAAAACGGCAAAGCGCAATATAAACAAGGAATAACGGCATGATTCAATTATTAGGCATGGTACTGCCCATTTTGGAAAGAATACTACCCGACGAAAAGACCAGAGAAGAGGCCAAACTTAAAGCGTTGGAAATGGCACAGAATGGCGAGATGGCACAACTAGAGGCGGGCGTAAAACTAGCATTAGGGCAAGTGGAAATTAACAAGGTGGAAGCCGCACAAGATAATTTTCGAGGAGGATGGAGGCCATTTTGCGGGTGGATATGCGGGTTTGGGTTGGCTTATAACTTCATTGCGCAGCCTCTTTTGGCTTGGGCAAGCGCTACGCACGGATGGAGCACGCCCCCAACAATTAACGTAGATCAACTAATGGTTCTATTGGGAGGGATGCTAGGGTTAGGCGGTTTGCGAACTTATGAGCGAGTAAAAAAATGAAAAAGCGCAACAAAAAATACAAACCAAAATTAGTTGTCCCGATGCTTATGTTTGCATATGATGCGGCAAACGCCACAAGGCTAAAAATGCTACCTCATGCCGCGTTTGATCGCGTGCGTGAAAATGTAGCTAATGGCGATGATTTGGCGACAATTGTAGTTCGCTTGGATTGGGGCTCTATCTTGGCCAAAACGCTATTTGATGAGCCAGTCATTAGCGGAATATTGAAGGCAGCTTTTGAGGCCGTTAAATTACTTCAGGAAACGATAAACACTAGCGGCTTCTGTATTGCTACCGCCAGTGAGTTAAAAGCCATAGGCTTAGGGCTAAATGCCGTTGACGACCTACAAGATAATTCTACTCGCCGCGAGCAATGGCGAGCATTAAACGAAGTGCAAAAAACCTTTTCTATGCTTTAAATTTTTTCTTCTTTTTAACGTAGGGTTTAACTCCGTGGTAAGCCATTATATTTTTATAAGGCGCAGTATCGACGGCAGCAGCGTGACGCACTGGACAAGAATAATTCAACTCATCTGACACTACTGCAAGAGTTTGGCAGGTGCGAAAAATTGTTTTTTCCATGTTTAGGCGTTCTTTGTGCTCCTCGTTATAAGCTAATTTTAATTCTTCAATCCGTTCGTTTTGCATTTGTAATAAAATTGCCGCGTGTTTGATGATTGATGCTTTTTTGTCAAAACCAAGATAATAAACAATGGTGTTGAGCTGATCAATTGTATCTTGTAGCTTGTACTCAAAATGTTCTTTGCTTTCCATCATGCTACCTTTAACGTTAATATTTCTTTTAGTTGATTTTCTTGCTTTTGCTGAACTTTTAATTGATTTTCTTGCTTTTGCTGAAATGGCAATGCATAATCAGCCATCTCGCAAATTTTCATAACTTTATCAGCCACATGGAGTGGATCGCCAAAAAACGCCATATGCGCCGCCAACGCCGCGCAGTCTCTTACAAACAATGAAGACTCTTCTGTGAGCCAATCTTTTATAACTTCCCTTACAGAATCATGCGCCCGAAGAAATTGTTGTACTGGAGCTTTATTTTCATAGTACAGTTTTAGAATTTGTAACCCATCAAGCGATTTTTGCGGCATAAATCTTGTAACTTCTTGCACAAAAGCGTAATTGAGACGTAATTGTTGTTTTTCGTACTTCACAACATCGACAGCAACGATGCACCGCAAAGCAGCACGAAAACCAACGGCCTCTAATATTTGTAGAATTGCCAATGGCTCATCATCTGGTTGGGTTTTATTTAGAAACCGATAAAGATCATTTACAGTATCGGTGGCAAGGTTGTCAAAATTTATTGCTTGTAATTTTTTCAATGTTGTTTCCATTACGCCACCTTTAAGATTCCAAAAGCCGACGGGACTACCCTAAAAGTTTTATAAGACTTAATGCATTGAATTGTGCTATGGCGAACGTTGTATTTTCTGCCCAAAGCGCGATTTGATTCCTCGCTGTTTCTTATTTCTTGCACATCCTCAAAAGACAACTTTCTAACGTGGTTATTTATACTTCTACGCATAGACGAAAAAACGTTTTTACTTTCATCAGAAGCGTAATAATTTTTTAAAGATTCGTTGCTGAGCCGTAATTCCATATGAGCAGGATTTAAGCAGCCATTTTCACCGCACTTCATTTTTACTTGAAATTTCTTTTTATCAAACTCTCCAAAATGCTCAGCGTAAATCGTTGAGCGCAATGAAATCCGCCGATTATCTCGAAAAATGGATGGAGAGCCAGATGTAAGATTTTTTAGCCACAAACAGCAATGGCCATCACGCTGTATTTTTTTTGGCCAATTGTCAAAAAGAAATTGAAGCGTTAAGCATAAACTGTTTGGCATTGAGTTTTCATCTTTTCCTACACGGCCAAAAATAGAAAGATTTTCGCATTTCCCAGTCAAAATCATATGTTTTGGGTTTAGACATCTAGCGTTATTACACGTCAGCCTTACTGAAACGCTTTGATTGTGATATTTACCGAAAGACTTAGCGTGCATTTCACGACGAGGCCAGTAAAAAACTTTTTTAACACATATTCGCGGGTAATTATTTTGCATGGTTCCGTGCCATTCATAACATTCCCCCACCCATTTTAAATAATGCGGTTTATGTTCCTCAATCCATTTAAATAAATCAAATTTCATGGCACACCCCTTCGCCTTTGTACGCAGGCCACCCGTGCTGGCCGTTAGATTCTTTGAAGTCTTTGACCATGCCACAATAAGCGGAATCATCCTCTGCGGCTTCATCAATATCTTGGTAAGCGAAAAAAGAAAATATCACCAGCAGCAAAAAGCCGCCGATAAGCCATAAGTTAAATTCTTTTTGATTCATTGTTAATACGCCTCCTCAGTAATGGTTTTTTCAATCTCTTCCTCAATACGCTGTCTGTCTTCTTTGGTTAGCTTGCGCTCTAGCCAAGTAGCCGGACGGCCTCGGCGGTCAAGCACTTCCCAATCGCTGTCGCTGTAACCGTAATAGTCCATGTCGCTTTCTGCGTTATAGGAGTACGAACCGCGCACGCTATAAAAGTGCTTCACACCAATTCGGCAAGGTATTCCGGCAACTTTGCTATCTATTTCAGCTAAATACGTCATGCTGCATCCTTATAAGACTTAATGAATTCAACTTCGCGCTCAATGTCTTCCAAAAACTTAATTATTTCAATCTCTAATTCATTGATGGCCTTTTTGTCGCGCTCAACACGGCGAATAATGAGCTGTGCATTTTCTGGGAAGTCTGGGTTGTAAGACACGAAATCACACCACTCGCGGTCGCTTACCCAAAGTTGGCCTTGCACCTGCCAACGGTAAGCCGGCGGGCACTTGTTTGGCTCCAGCCTCAAATATTCTAAATGTGTTTTTGGCGTCGGGCATTTGTATTCGCACATTCCATTTAAACCGACTAGTCCGTCAGGGCTTACACCGACCCGAAAAATGTCGTGCATGCAAAAGCCAATCTCCGTGACGAGCTGGCCGGTGTTGGCCTCGTAGGCAAGTCGTGCTAATGGCTCACGCTCGGTTCCCTGCTCCATTGCAAAAGTTGTTTTGAACTCTTCGCGCACGTTTGTAATACGCTCTAAAGCCAATTCTGTTAAATAAGTGGCGCGGGTTGCCCCGCTTCCCTTTGCCATGATGTTGCTAAACTTAGAGCCTGACGGCACACCGACGCGGGCTTGTTTCCACTCTTCTGTTCCTTGATTTGCAGTAATGACTCTCATGGTTTATTCTTTTTTTGCATCTATTTTGGCGGCTGCGTCTTTTAAAGATAAGCCGTGTTTTGCCCACAATTGAGCTTTCTGGGGGGTTTTGGCAAGTGCGCCGAATGCTTCCCCTAAAGCGGCAGCGCCATGCAATGCCGCAGACTCAAGGGCATTTAAATGCTGTGCTTCATACTCAGCATATCCAGCGACAGTTGTTTCAGCACGTACCGCCGGAGCTGGGGGGCGCTTAGTGGCGGCATTGCCGTCATCGTCTTCTGGCGCGATTCCACAAGCGGCCATCAGGCTGTAGCGGCGAGCATAGGTAAGCGCAGAACCGTAGCCTTGCGCGTCTTGCTTTGACGCTGGAACGTGCAGTTTACCAGCCGAGAGGGTTTCCCCCGATTCGTGGATAAATAGCGTTTCCACCGTAACCCCAGACTCGCACTCGTGGGGTATTTGAATGAGAGCAATGCCATTCTCATTGAGACCATCAATGACGGCCTCAACACAGGCCGATAAGTCCGCGTATTTGCTGCGGAAATGCGGGTTTGTTGAAGACTTCAGCGCAGGGCCGAAAGATTTTTGTGCCTTCACTAAGGCGGATGCAATTTTTTGCATAAAAAACTCCTTTGTTACGATGGATTGACTATAACACAACATTGCAGAACTTTGCAACACAACAAAATAAATTTATAGAAAATAATCTTGCAACATCATAAAATCGTGTGTTATGATGGCTACATGAAACACTTAACAGACAAAGAATATTTGGAAATTCTTGAGCTGGCACGCAAGCTGGCTGGCTCATATAGACGGCTATCTACTGAGTTAGGCCAGAACGCGCCCACAGGTGCCGCTATGCAGATGTGGGTAAAAAACGGCGTTGCTTACAAGTGGAGGCCAATATTAGCGCACAAGTACGGCGACATCTGGCGCAAGCTAAAAACCGTAGAACAGAAACTTAACAAGGAGAAACAATGATTTTTATGCACGCAGAACGAGAAACAATGGCACAAGGTGAGTATGGTTACATTGTCGTTGTTCAAGACAACGAGAACGGGGACGAACAGCGGATTAAGCTGAGCCCCGCGCAATTTGCTAAGCTAGTAACGGCAAAAGATGAGTTAATACGCGACGCATACTCAGAGTATTAATATGATTTATCAAGACATTCACGCAAACTACAGGCGTTTAAAACAAGAGTGGCTAGAAAGCCACCCAGACGCCACACCCGAGCAGATAGAAGAAGAGAGCAAAAGAATAGCGGATTTGCTAGGGTTGTAGTAGAATTAAGATTCGGGCGATTTATGAATTGCGTGTACCAGACGCATAGATTTATAAGTCGCAAGACTTTCCCACATGAGCACGGCACTGGTACTGTCGGTTTTTGTGGGTTTTTTTTTGGGGCATGAATATGCACTATTACCAGAGAAATCTTGGCGACTATGCCAAGAAAGCGGGTCGTCTTACCATTCTTCAACACGGAGCGTATACGCATCTTATTGATTCGTGCTACGACCGTGAGATTTTTCCAACTCTAGAACAAGCACTAGAGTGGACTTGGGCTTCAACAGAGGCTGAAATTGAAGCAGTCAAATTTGTGCTCAGCCGGTTTTTCAAACTGGATGACGATGGAAAGTATATGCAGGAGCGCATACTTGCCGAGCTGCTGGACTACCACGCCAAGGCAGACGTAAACAAACGAATCGCATTGGAACGCGAAACAAAGCGTAGGGAAAAAAGCACGAACCGTGCACAACCCGTAAACGAAGCGCCACCTAACCAAGAACCACTAACCACTAACCATAAACCAAGAACCATAAACCAAGAACCAGAAACTAAGAACCAAGATATAGATAAGCCCGCTAAAAGCGGACTACCCACCGCACCTTACCGGCAGATTATTGATTTGTATCATGAGATATTGCCTGAGCTACCAAGAGTTATTGTAGAAACGGAAGACCGTAAACGTTTAGTAAAGAGTTTTTGGGGTTGGGTGTTGACATCTAACAAAGCCAGTGGAGCACGTAGAGCAGAAACAGCGGCTGAAGCAATCGAGTATTGCAAAATTTACTTTGAGCTAGTTAGAGGCAATGATTTTGTTATGGGCAGGACTGAGCGCTCAAAAGACCATCGAAACTGGAGAGCCAGCATTGATTATCTGCTAAGCGACAAGGGCAAGAAACAGATTATAGAGAACGCATAGGAGCAGTAATTATGCAAAACAGCTACGAAATCGAAACCGGCATTTTATCGATACTCTTAAACTTCAATAATGCGATTGATGAGGTTTGCGACATTCTGAAGCCCGACCACTTTGCGGACTCAACCAATAGAATAATATTCACCGAAATGAGTGCACAGCTATCAACGGGGCAGGCGGTGGATGTGCTTACTCTTTTTGATAAAGTACGAAGCAAAAGAATAACCCTTGACACCATCAATGCAATATCCCAAAGCCATGCACATACCGACCGCTCAATTCGCAGGCTTGTAAATGCTTTGATAGACCGCTACAAAGAATCCAAAATGGCGGAGCTGGCGCACACCATAGCCGATTTAGCAAAGCTGGACGCACCCATATCCGAGCGTTTGGATAGAGCGCAGGAGGCACTGGGAAAGATTACTGAGACCCACGATGAGGATGAATGGGTTGAAGCCTATGAAGCAGTATTAACACATACCCAAGTTATCGAGCAGAGGGAAGAAGGTCTACTGACTGGCATTAAAACGGGTTTGGTTGATTTTGATGAAATGCTTGATGGAGGTTTTCAACGAGGAAATCTGGTAATCATTGGAGCAAGGCCGGCGATGGGCAAAACAGCTTTGGCTATGACAATAGGGCTAAGCATTGCCAGAAGTTACCACGTCGGTTTTTTATCGATGGAAATGCCGCACCAAGATTTGAGAGATAGACAGATGGCAATTCTTGGCGACGTGGCAATATCAGATTTAAAGCGGCCTAGAAAGGGTTTTTCATACGCTCCAATAGTAGAGGCCACCGAAAAAGCGAAAGAGCTCAATTTCCGCGTAAGCGACAAAGCAGGGCTAAATATTCTACAGGTTCGATCAAAAGCGCGAGCACTGAAACGCCGAAAGGGGTTGGATGTGCTGATTGTGGATTACATCGGATTGATGCAGGGATTGGACTCAAAGCAATCAAGAGCTTACCAGATTGAAGAGATTAGCCGAGGACTAAAGGCACTGGCAAAAGAACTGGATATTGTGGTTGTGTGTTTAGCGCAGGTGAATCGAGGTGCAGCAGAAAGGGCGAATCAAGTGCCAGGCTTACATGACTTGAGGGACTCAGGAGCGATTGAGCAGGACGGTGACGTTATCGCATTTATCCACAGGCCAATAGCATCAAACCCTGAAGCTGGAGCGCAGTTTGAGCATTACGGGCTATTGAGAATTGGCAAGAACCGGCAGGGTAAAACGGGTGATGTTCATCTGTTTTATGATGGTGCTAAAACTGTTTTCAAAGCATGGAGTGGCGAACCACCAAAAGCACAGTTAAGACATTCAGCGGGTGATTATTGATGTTTTGCGAGATGTGTTTTACTCGTGGGGGCTATGAGCTTAAATGCGTTTCTTGTTGTGCTCACTTGGTATTAAAGACCAGACCCGACAAGATTCGAGCGCAGGCCATGCTTTACCACATTCAGAAATATCCACAATCCCCCAAAAGGGGTGAAATACTTAAAATCGTACAGGAGGCAATCAATGCAGGAATTTAAACGGCTACTTTACAACGCTCATCAAGGGAACGTTGAGCTATCCATTGCATGGAAAATAATTAAACCCATGTTAATATCCGGCCATAAATTCATTCTTAGTGTAAAGCCTGAAAAACGCAGCTTAGACCAAAATGCCAAACTTCATGCAATGATTAACGACATTGCTAAGCAGATTGAATGGGCAGGAACACACCGAAGCCTAGACACATGGAAGAGACTATTAACGGCGGCATGGTGCAGGGCGAAGGGTGAACACGTGGAGATGCTACCGGCTATCGATGGGCATGGTTTTGATATTGTGTTTAGGCATACTAGCAAGCTCACAAAATCAGAATGTGCAGACCTAGTAGAATTTATTTATGCTTGGGGAGCTGAAAAAGGCGTGAAGTTTACGGGGGGGCTGGATGAAATCACGTAAATGCAAAAGCTGCAAAACTGAATTCACACCTACCAGGCCCATGCAGAAAGTATGCTCCCCTGAGTGCGCTTACACGCTTGTGAAAGAAAAAGCGGAACAGGACAGGCGTAAGGAAGCGATTAAAGACCGTTTAAGCGTGCGAAAACGTTTAGACGCTATGCAGACATTGCCCCAGCTTGTAAAAAAAGCTCAAACGGCTTTTAATGCGTTTATTCGGGCAAGGGACGAAGGCAAGCCGTGCATTAGTTGTGGCCGTTATCATGATGGGCAATATCACGCAGGCCATTACCGTAGCGTTGGAGCTGCCCCTGAGTTACGCTTTGAAGAGCTCAATGTTTGGAAGCAGTGTCAGCCATGCAATACGCATTTATCTGGCAATCTTATTAATTACCGCAGGGCACTGGTTGAAAAAATCGGGATTGAGGCGGTCGAATGGTTGGAGGGGCATCATGAGAAAAAGAAATACACTCGAGAACAATTAAAGGAATTGACCAAACGTTATAGATCACAAACAAGAAAGGGCGATCATGAACGCGAATAACACTCAAGTAGGCGGCACACATTACAAAAAAGATATTCAGCCGTGGGACGCTATGCAGGCGTGGATGAGTAAAGAGGCATTTCAGGGGTTTTTACAGGGCAATGCAATCAAGTATTTAGCAAGATGGAGAGACAAAGGAGGCGTGGAGGATTTACAGAAAGCCCAGCATTACATTCAAAAGCTGATTGAGAGTGAAGCCCAAGTGAAGCTAGAGCAAGAGGCAGAAACTGCAAAAGATGTAGACGATGCCGATGATTATTTTTACGCGGGGGTGTAAAAGAACAAAATATTTTTATAAAAGTATTGACAGTTTATCAAATTGTGATATAGTTACATACATGCACTTGATTACGAGTGCACCGAGCCGGCGGAACCGGCAACAATGGAGAAATAAAATGGCTTATGTATCACAAGACTTCAAAAAAGAAGTCGCCCTAGTAGTAAAAGCATTATTGAAAAAGTACAAACTAAAGGGGAGCCTAAGTGTGCACAACCACAGCACTTTGTTGCTAACCATAACTCAAGGCCAGATAAATTTTTTAAAAGATTCCACACATAAATACATAAGCATCAATCCTTACTGGTTGGAAAATTCATTTAGTGGGCAAGCATTGGAGTTTTTACAAAAAGCTGTTCAAGCGTTGAAAACTTCCAAATACTTTGACCATAGCGATGGATTAACTGATTATTTTCATTGCAGCCATTACATAAATATCACCATAGGCAAGTGGAATAAACCCTACCAATTAATTTAATTTAAGAAACACAAGCCGGACGAAATCCGGCTAAAGGAAAATCATGAAAAACAAACACGGGGATTATTTCTCTGCAAATACGGCGCATAGCGTCAATGTGTACCTAGAAAAAATGGGCCTTCTACCCGTCGATGGGGGCTACAACAGCCCTCATGCATCTTTGGGCTATAAAGAGAGCAAGCCAGCACTCTACAGCCCTAAAAAGTATGCGGACGGGTGGGGCATATACGTCGAATATTTTTACGATGGCACGATGATGCGCCAGCAAAATCGGCGCATAACCGATAAGGAATTTGTGGCGCTATTTGGCCGCCGCCCGATTAATAATTTAGCCTGCTTCCACGGGAGTTATTTCTGATGGACAACCAGTTTGACATTATTTGGGTACGTGCGCCTAAAGGCACAAAGAGCAAGTGGGTGCGCAGAGCCATTCAAAGCGGTGGCAATTTATCTGACTACGTTTTGAAGGCAGTAAATGACTATGAACCACTGCTGAGCGTGCTTCAAGAGCTTGAAGAGTGCGTAAAGTACTGGGGTGAAAATAATGTGATTTGGATTCGGCAGCGGATTAAAAACGCATTGTCGCAGGTGAAGCAATGAAAACAACTCTAAACAAAATCAGAGCGCACAATCCTTGTAAAGCATGGTGGGAACCCTTGCTTAAGTATCTAGGCAAAACCAAGTCTGATGACGAAACCTTGCCCTTACTCACAATTTTAGATGCGGTTGGACTTCAGCGCGC